TGTCCTGATGCTCTACGAACTCGCAAATCTAGCCGGTAGCGCCATCTTCGCCGTGTGCCTGTTGCTGGCGGCGGTTGGCTTTGGGGCCTGGTGATGACTGACATCAAGCAGGAGCGACGCAAACTCGGCTCGCGTTATCTCGACGGCGTGCTGATGTACCCCGGCGAGTATCTGTTTACATGGCTGCGCATGGGCGCGACGTGGCATTTGGTTTCGATGGAGCCAATTGAGCCATGACCACCCACATCATGGTCGACACCGAAACCCTCGGCACCACACCAGGCGCCGTTGTCACTTCAGTCGCGCTGGTCCGCTTTACCGACGAGGCGCACACCACCATCAACCTGTCCGTCGAGGAACAGACCGCGCTCGGCCTGCACCAATCCGCCGACACGCTGGCGTGGTGGATGCAGCAGGATCCGGTGGCGCGCACCGCGGCCTTTAGCAACCCGGTGCCACTGCGGCCAGCTCTGGAGCACATCGCGGCATGGATTTGGTGGGCCGCTCCCAACGGCGACTGCCTCATCTGGTGCCACGGCGCCGGGTTCGATGGGCCGATCCTCGAATACGTCTATAAAGTCGCCGGCCTGCCCTGCCCGTGGCATTGGGCGTCGGTGCGCTGCACTCGCACGCTCTACGACCTGGCGGGCATCGATCGCCGTCTGTACGACGTTCCGCCGCCGCACATCGCGCTCAATGACGCCATTGCGCAGACGCGGGCGGCGAACGCGGCGCTGGCGGTGCTCAAGAGGGCGCACGACAACACAGGAGCGGCAGCGTGAGACAATTCATCGGTGGCGTCGGCTGTTTGGCATCGTTGCTTCTTTTTGCTTGGTTCGTGGCAAACGGACCAGTACCGAAAGAATTGCCTGCGTGGCTGTTTGTGGCGGCGCTGCTCGGCGCATTCACGCCAATAGGGGCGTTTGTCGGTTTTCTGGTGTTGGCGTTTCGCAAATGACTGCTCGCACCACGGCCCAAATCGACGACGAACTCCGCGCCGCCCTGCCCGAGCACATGCAGGACGATTTCGACGACCTGTGCCGTGAACGTGACGAGGCGAAGGCGGAAGCCGATTCACAACAGGCTGCGAACGATGGCTTAGAGGACGAGAATCGGCGTCTGCAGGAACAGGTTGACGAACTGGAAGCCGGCGAGAACTACGAGGAAGCACTGTGGCGTGTCCGTTACTGGCTCCACGACGGGCTGTTCTTAAAGAAGCCGATCGAGCCGCCGCAGCGCATTTTGCGCGTGGTCGAGCGGGCATTGGGGGTAGGATGATGCAATTCTGGCGAGGCGTTTTGGCGGTTATGTGCGGCGCGCTTTTGATTTGGTTCTGGCATTGCGGTCCAATGCCTGCTGAAACGCCGGGCTGGCTTGTCGTCCAAGCCATCATTGGGTGGGTTACGGTGTGGCAGATCATGGCGTGGTCGATCTACACCGCCATTTCGGAAGCGGTGAAATGACCCAACTGCTTCTAAACAGCGGCAACGTCCTGCGCATTTCGGGGGCCAACGGCGACTCGGTGCGCGTCATCTCGCCGCTTGTTCGCTCATTGCCGACACAGACTCACACGTTCAACTCTGCTGCGCCGGCCTCGGTACATTACGGCCCGTTCGCCCGCGATGTGGTGTTTACGCTTGACGTACTGGCCGGCAATCCGACTTGGACCACAGACGACGCCCTCACCACGTCCCTTGACCGCGCCACAGACCGCATCCGTTCCGCACGCGTCATCGCAACCGCACTCAACGAAGGATCCAAAGCAATGGCATTGGTCGACAAATTCCGCACCATCGCGGCGCGGTCGCATGCGATCCCCAAGGCGCTGGAGGCGCGTGCCGATGCGCTCGCGGCTCGTTTGGACGCGGTTGAGACGCGCGGCGACCAGGCGTTCAAGGGCCACGAGGATTTTTTGGCTGGTGTCGAGAGTGGCGTCGCCGCTGCCGAGGATGCGCTGTCGCAGCTCACTAATGGGGCGCCCAATACCTAAGCATCCGCACCCTTCCGGCCGTCCGATCCGCCGCACCAAATGCGTCGAGCGGCCGATCTGGCGCATTCCGGACAGCCAGCCGAACGTGCCGCGATTGCGCCGCGGCGAGTTGGTGAGCGCGATCGGGTTCTTGCATCGGTTCGAGGAGGCGGAGGATGGCGACGATGATCTCGCGACAAGGCGACCTGTTCGATGAGCGCAACTAGCCACTGTGACGCCATCCGCCTGTCAACCGGCGATTACCAGTGTCGTCGGTGCCGGCTGTCGTGGGACCACGACGAGGAAAAGCCGCCGTGCCTGTGGCAGCGGCAGTTGCAGCCCGTGGCGTTTCAGTCGGGCCTGCCGTACTTAGAAGTTGACAGTGCGTTGCGGTAGTGTATCCTACGCGGTATGACTCTGACTATCGAATACGTCCGTCGCCTGGTCGACTACAATCCGGAAACCGGTGAGTTCAGGTGGCGACCGCGAGAGGTTCGCTCGCACTATGACCGTATATGGAACACTCAGAATGCGGGTAACATAGCCGGTTGCAACGCGCACCACGGCTATCGCGCGATTACGCTTTACGGCAAGCGGTACTACGCTCACAGGCTTGCCTATTTCTATATGACCGGTGAGATGCCGCGAAATATAGACCACAAGAACCTCGACACAACTGACAACCGTTTTGCCAATTTGCGTCCGGCGACTGCGACTCAGAACCACGCGAATAAACGAAAGTCTCCACAAAACACGAGCGGTGTGAAAGGCGTAAGTCTACATCGGGCTACGGGTAAGTGGCAGGCGTCTTTGAGCGTAGAGAAGCGTCGGGTGTGGCTTGGTCTACATGAGAGGCTTGAGGACGCGGTTGCCGCTTACAATAGAGGGGCCGTGGAGCATTTTGGGGAATACGCTCGCTTGGCGGAAATTCCGCCGGAAATGCGCTCCTCGCAGTGATTACCCTTCGGCGCCACCAAATCGAAATAGCCGACGCCATCGAAATGGCGTGGCGCTGCGGCACGTTGCGCCCACTGGTCGACGCGTGTGTTGGATCCGGTAAGTCTCTGAGTATCGCGGAACTGTGTCGGCGCGCGTGCGAGCGCGGCGAACGATCGATCGTGCTCGTCCACAAGAAAGAGTTGGCATTTCAGGACTACGCGGCTCTGCAGTCGCTTGGCGTGCGTTGCGGCTTGAACGGCGATTCGCTTGGTGAGCGCACATGGCGCGCTCCCGTTATCGTGGCGATGATTAACAGCGTATATCGCAACGCTGCCGCCTTCGGCCACATCGACAATATCTTTATTGACGAGTGCCACCTGATCCCACATTCGCAGGCCGGCATGTACCGCCAATTCCTGCGCGGTTTTCCACATGCGCGCCAAGCCGGCTTTTCCGGCACGGTATTCCGTTTGCAAGGCGGGTCGCTTGTGGAAGGCGAGGAAGCGCCGTTCGATAAGGTCGTCTACCGATATTCCATCATTGACGGCATCCGCGACGGCTACCTTGTCCCTGCGTTCTCGGCCAGCGTCACGGATACGATGGACTTGTCTGCGCTTAAGACGCGACAAGGCGAGTACACGGGTGATTCGCAAGACACGCAGATGCTCGCGCAAATGGATAATCACATTTGCCAGTTGATTCCATACCGCAGCGAGCGTCGCGCGTGGCTCATTTTCGAGGCGTCCGTCAAGGCCGCACGCGCAATGTGTCAGCGCCTTAACGAGTGGGGCATTCGCGCCGGCCTGGTTATAGGTGACATGCCGGACGCCGAGCGAACACGTAATATCGAGGCATTCCGCCGCGGCGAACTGCAGGCGATCGTCAACAAAGATGTGCTGACAACGGGGTTTGATAATCCACGCGTCGACTTGCTCGCCATGCGCTTCGCCACCAAGAGCCTCGGAAAATATATTCAAGTGTGCGGTCGGCTCTTGCGCACCGTTGGTGGCAACATCGAGTCGTCGATCGCCGCCGGCAAGTCTGATGGTCTACTTTTTGACTGGGGCGGGAACATTTCGACTCACGGCCCACTTGACTTCATCCGTCCCCGCGAAACCAAAGCGCGGTTGGTCTCCTGCGACGAGTGCGGCACGCGCAACGCTGCCGCCGCGGCGCGCTGCTGGAAATGCGACGCGGTGATGACCAAGAATTGTCCGGCGTGCCTGGTCCCCGTCGCTAAGGGCACGCTGGACTGTCCGCATTGCGCGTTCGACATGCGGTCGGAACGCTCCGAGCCGACCACTGCGAAGTTGTTCGACGTGCCGTCGGGCGCGGCGCTGATTGCGTCGTGGAAGGGTGGCACCGATAGGTCGGGCGGGTGGCAGGCGATTCGGCGCGTGTGGGAGCAGGACGGCGCGGTTGTTGCGGATGGCGTTGCCTTGGCGGCGGGGCTGGCGGAGCGCGTGCGAGAGGCGCGGTGGATCCGTGCGGACGGCTCGGCCATTCTGTTGCCGAATGGTGCTTCGCGGACCAGCGCGAGGCAGGTCACGGCGGACGGGGCGGAGATTATTGTCCCGTTGCCTGCCGCTGCAAATAGCGGTTGACAGTGCGTTGTGACGGTGTATTGTTGTGGCGAATATCCACGGGAATTATAACATGACGGATGGGTCAAACGATAGGTGGCAGCCGCCGGAAACGGCTCCAAAGAACGGCAACGCGTTCCTCATAACCACAGCAGGCCCGCAGATCGATATGTGTTGGTGGGATGGCGAATGCTTTCGCGACTATCACTTCAAGCAGCGTATCCCGCATCAATGGCCGTACATGACTGCGTGGCGGCCTCTGCCGACGTCGGCCAAGGTTTGTAATTCTGAGGCTGCGAGTCGTACAGCGAACGGCTGGTGATGACCACCCGCGACACCATCCTCGCCCTCTCCGACGCCGGCCATTCCCCCGCCGCCATCGCCACCCGCCTCGCCACGTCCCTATCCACGGTCTACACTACCCTGCGGCGCCATCGACCCGATCGGCCCCGCGCGCCGCGACCAAGGGGCAGCGATGTGGCGATCCTGGTGGCTGGGCTGTTGCGCGAGGGAATCGAACCGGCGCGCGTGGCGGAGCTGGCGCGGTGCAGTCGGGCGTGGGTATATAAGGTGCAGCAACGTGGGAGCGAGTGATGCGGTGTCTCCACTGTGGTCACGACAACGGCCCGACACCATATCTACAACCGGTTTACCGGGAAACTGCCACCAGTGCGTTTGCCGTCGACGCGCCGGCCGACCCGCAGCCGTTCTACGCTCGGTGGGCGTGTGAAAAGTGCGGTCGCTATCATTTCCCGGACGGTACGCTCTACAGCAATCCGTTCAAGACGTAACGGTTGACTCGCGATTTCCGTTGACAATACTCCGTTCTTGGCTTATTGTCACGCCATGCCACAGCCCGACGAACTGACCATCTACATCGAAGGCCGCAACACGGTCGCCAAATCCCACCTCGCCGAGACGCTGCAGGACATCTTCCTGACCCTCGGCTACCAGGTCGCACCGGATCCGAACCACGGTTACTTCACGCCGGCTGGTCACCGCGTCGGCCCCAAGGACATGCCGCCGATCTGCATCGTCGAGTACGACGAGGCGGTTGAGCAATCCATAGAGGCAGAGGAACAGGCCGCTCGTGCCGACAGGAGCGTTCAATAATGTGCGTCGTGTCAATGGTCGGTGACCACTACCGCGATATGTGGACACCCGCGCCGTGGTTCGAACCAACCACAAAGCCTGTGCAGCCGTTCAAGGTCATGCCGATCGGTGAGCCTGTCATATCCCGCGCCGAATTCGAGGAACTGAAACGTCAGGTTCTCGAAATGAAGGAACTGCTCAAGCGCGCCAAGGAATACGACGAGCGCAACGGCGAGCCGGAATGCGAGATCGACGAGAAGATGCAGATTCTTCGCAAGGTCGCGCAACTCGTCGGCGTTGACTTGGACGACGTGATTGGAAAGGGCGCCCGTGCCGTACAGTGAAATTCCCGACCTCCTTTCCCGCGCCGGCGCCAATGCGCTCTGCCGCACGATCGCCGCGTATTGGGCGAAGCGAGGCCACCAGGTTCGCGTCGAGCCGGTCGAGTTCGGCGAGGACTCGTGGGGCGTGCGGTCGAATTTGGTCAATGGGCTGCCAAGCAACAGGAGCCAGCGATGAGCGACGTCGAACTGATGAGCCTTGTTGGCGAGCACGTTCTGGACGCGGTTGATACGTTCGTCGAAAAGGTAAAGATGTATGAATGGCGTGATGATTTAGAGGACGCGAACTGCATCCGCTTTCGACTCGACGGCGTCGTCTATACCGCCACGGAGGATCCGAGCGACGGCTACCGAAGTTATCTCGGCAAACTGTTCGTCTCTCCGACCGACGAATTGCGCAACGTGTTCCAGCCCTGCCGCGTGCTGGTCCGTAAGAAACCCGACGACCGATACGGTAACACGAACGACACTCTCGAAATGATCGACGTGGTGACCGGCAAGACGGTTTTGGAAGTCGGAACCGACAACTCCGACGACTACTATCCATCGTTCGTGAGCGCGTTCTGGCCAGAGCACATGGCGGCCAATCAGGGGCGGCCATGATTTCCCTCTGGATCGCGTCTGCCGTTTGGCACGATTTCGGCACGCCCGATGCGTGGTGGTGGATTCCTTTCGCCATCACGTCGACGCTGGCGATAGTCGTTGAGGCAATCGTCTACATCGCGGCGGCTACGGCGCGCATGCCATGATCGCCGACATCCGCAACCCCTGGATTCGCCGGCCGCTCGCTGTCGTTGGCGCGTTCCTGTACGTGCCCGCGGTGATGATCCTTGGCGCGATGGTCGCGGTCGATGACGCCTGGCCGGACGTTGTGGCGGCGTGGCGGGGGCCGCGACGATGAGCAAGCCCAACCCCGAACTCGACGCCCTGGTCAAAGCGGCAGTCGATCGGTTCAACGCACTATCGCCGGCGGAACAGGCAGCACATCGTCGCGCTCAACGCCGATCATGGGTCATCGGCGAGATGGGCATCGAGCACCCCGAAATGTCGCGCGAGGAGATCGAGCGGCTGGTGGATGCGGTTGTCGGTTGACAATCCTCCCATCTTCGTGTATTATCCACCTCGCAAATACCTTTCCGCCCGGCGCCAACCCGGCGGAGCCGACAAGCCCGATAGCCATAAGGCATTGAAATCAGGGGCTTTTGTCGTACCGGCGGGGCGTCGGACGGAAGGGCACTACCCACCTCGCGTGACGTCCCGTGGCGGGGACTGTTCGGGTAGATAGCGCGGGGTTTGATCGCCTCATTCGCAAGGTGCTGATCCGCCGGCTCGGACCCGACGGGGAGCCTGCCAGCGAGCATCAGGTACGCCGAAGGCGAGAGGGTTACTTTTAGCTGCAGCAAATGAAGTGGCGGAACACACAGCGGCGCAAAAGCGGTTCATAGTTCTCCGCCTCGCCGCGTTCGATACGCCGCGGGTGATTTGTGACGCGTTCAGGATGCGCTTTCCTGACACCGCCTGCACCGAGGACGACGTCAACGCATGCCACCCGCGCGTGGCGCTGTTGCCGCCCGGATTGGCCGACGAATTCTATACCGAGCGTCGGCGCCTGCTTGGCCCCGATGCTGACCTGGCCGAAGTCGCGCCGTTCGCCGAGCAAAAGGCCCGCCTGATCGCACTGAGCCAGCAGGCCGAATGGTACGCCGGCAATAACCAGCCCGCCGAGGCCCGCGCCGTGATGCGCCAGATCGCCGAGGAACAGGGCGCGATTGGCAAGGGCGCTGTGCCCAAGGCACCGGCCGATCCCGGTCAACCGATTACTGCAATTGTGCGGACTGTAATTGATCCTGGACATCCAGACGCCACGGGCGTTCCTGCCCCTGCTGAACCCGAGTCGGTATAAGGGTGCACACGGCGGTCGAGGGTCAGGCAAGTCGCACTTTTTCGCCGAGATGTTGGTGGAAAAGGCGCTGGTGCAGCCGGGTCTACGCGCGGTTTGCATTCGTGAAGTTCAAAAGTCGCTGGCGCAATCGGCCAAGCGCACGATTGAGTTGAAGATACAGAAACTTGGCGTCGGCAATAAATTCGACGTCCAGAAGGCGGAGATCAAGACACCCGGCGACGGTCTTATCATTTTCCAGGGTATGCAAAATCATACTGCGGAATCGATTAAGTCGCTGGAAGGTTACGACGTAGCGTGGGTCGAGGAAGCGCAGACGCTTTCCAAAACGTCGCTGCGGATGCTGCGGCCGACTCTCCGCAAGCCAAACTCCGAATTATGGTTCTCGTGGAACCCAAAGAGTCCAAAGGATCCGGTCGACGCGTTGTTGCGTGGACCTGAGTTGCCGCCACGCAGTACGGTCGTGCGCGCCAACTGGCAAGACAATCCTTGGTTTCACGAGACGGAACTGGTTGAGGAAAAGGATTTCGACCAGCGCCGCGACAAGGAAAACTACGCGCACATCTGGCTCGGCGATTACGAGCAAAAGTCGGAAGCGCGAGTATTCAAGAACTGGAAGATCGAATGGTTCGAGCCGCCGAAGGCGGGGACCATTCTGTACGGCGGCGCCGATTGGGGCTTTTCGGTCGACCCGACGGTTCTTGTGGTCTGCTTTATCGAAGGTCGCACGCTCTACGTTTGGCGTGAAGCATGGGCGCTCGGGTGCGGCATAAATCAGACGCCGCGGCTTTTCGACAAGGTCGACCCGGCGTGGAGTGAGCAAAAGGCCGTTGACCCGAATTGGAAATCGCTAATCCGGCGCGTCCCGATTCGAGCAGATAGCGCCAGACCCGAAACGATTTCGTACATGCGGGATGCCGGATTTCCGCTGATGCGATCGGCTCTGAAAGGTGCCGGATCGGTTGAGGACGGCATCGAGTTCTTGAAGTCATACGACATTGTTGTGCATCCGGATTGCCGACACGTCGGGGATGAACTCGCAAGTTACACGTACAAAATCGACCCGAAAACAGACGAGATCACGTCCATTCTCGACGACAAGAAAAACCACACCATCGACTCGCTGCGCTACGCGCTTGAAGCGGTGCGGCACGGTAAGCCAACAGCGCAGTTCGGCGTATATCAAGGACACTAATGGCCGCTCCGAAGCCAGATACCCCGAGTTCGGCTTATACGGCGATGGAGCCGTATTGGGACATGGTCGACGCCATTCTCGGCGGCGCTGCGACCATGCGTGCGGCCGGGCAAAAGTATCTGCCCAAATTTCAGAACGAGACGGCCGAGGATTACGAATTCCGGCGAAAGAACGCCAAGTTTACGAACGTCTTCCGCGACATCGTCGAGAACCTGGCAGCCAAGCCGTTCACCGAGGAGATGGGCGTCACCGAGGACAGCGCGTCCCCGCGGGTGACGGAGCTGGTCGAGGACATCGACGGCAAGGGCAACCACCTCCACGTCTTTGCGCAGTCGACGTTCTTTAACGGTATCTCGCACGCGATCACTTGGATCCTGGTCGACTACACCAAGGACGTGCCGGCGCAGGCAACGATTGCCGACGAAAAGGCAATTGGCGCTCGCCCCTATTGGGTTCACATCCCGGCGAAGCGCGTCATTGCGGTCTATAGCGACATCGTCGGCGGTGTCGAGATTCTGACGCACGTCCGCATTCGCGAGGATGTGGTTGAGCGCGACGGGTTCGGCGAAGTCACGTTCAAGCGCGTGCGCGTGTTCAACCGCGCGCCACTCGCGGGCGGCGGATACGCTGACGCGACGTGGCAGTTGTTCGAGGAGCAACAGGGCGACGCCAACGTCGGCCGCATTTGGGTCGAGATCGAATCCGGCCCGGTGACGATCGGCGTTATCCCGCTTGTGCCGTTTACGACCGGTCGCCACTGCGGTTCGCCTTGGCAACTTGTGCCGTCGATGCAGGACGCGGCCGACCTGCAGATCGAACTTTTCCAGCAGGAAAGCGGGCTTAAATCGATCAAGGAAGCGACCGCGTTTCCGATGTTGTCGGGCGACGGCGTGACACCCGAGACCGGCCCGGACGGTTTCCCGCTTCCGGTCAAGTTGGGTCCGAAGGCTGTCTTGTACGCCGTCCCGTCGGGGAGCGGCGGTCACGGCATTTCGCATTGGGGATTCATTGAACCGTCCGCCACGTCGCTGCGGTTCCTGGCCGACGATATCAAAGAGACGATTCAGAACCTTCGCGAGTTGGGGCGCCAGCCGCTCACCGCGCAGACCGGCAATCTGACCGTCATCACGACGGCGTTCGCCGCGCAAAAGGGCAACTCTGCCATCCAGGCTTGGGCGATCAATCTCAAGGATGCGCTGGAAAAGGCGCTCGCGCTTACGGCGATGTGGTTGAAGGAAGACCAGCGCGCCAAGGTCACGATCAACACCGACTTCGACGTTGGCTTGGAAGACGACAAGAGCCAGCCGACTTTGCTGGCCATGCGCGCGTCCGGCGACCTGTCGCAGCGCACATTTTGGCACGAAATGCGTCGGCGCGGAATTCTCTCGCCTGAGTTCGACGTCGACACCGAGGACGAACGTCTCCTGGATGAATTGCCGGGTGACGTCGAGGAGGCACCGGAAGTCGGTACGCCCCAACAGATTCCGGGGGCACCCGCTCCCGGTGTTCCTGCCCCAACGCGGATGCAAGGGGCGCAATAGGTCGGATGACCAAGGAGTTTAGATGAAGCTCAAGACCCTGGAAGTTGACGGCAAGACCTACGCCGAAGTGCAGGATGGCAAGCCGGTGTATCTCGCCGATGACGGAAAGACGATCGCCTTCGACGCGCCCACGACCGTTGCGACCATTTCGCGGTTGAACGGCGAGGCGAAATCGCACCGTGAAGCGAAGGAAGCCGCCGAGGCCAAACTGAAAGCGTTCGACGGAATTACCGACGCCGAGGCCGCGCGCAAGGCGCTGGAGATCACCGCCAATCTGGACTCCGGTCAGCTCGTTGCCGCAGGCAAGGTCGACGAGATCAAGGCCGCTGCGAAAAAGGCTGCCGAGGATCAGGTCGCCAACGCCGTCAAGGCCGCCAACGAGCGCGTGAAGGAACTGGAGACCAACTACAACAAGATCCAGAGCGACCTTTACGGCGAGAAGGTCGGCGGCGCGTTCAGCCGCTCCAAGTTCATCGCCGACAAAGTCGCCGTCCCGAGCGATCTGGTGCAGGCCATGTTTGGCCAGCGGTTCAAGGTCGAGGACGGCAAGATCGTCGGCTACGACGCGGCCGGCAACAAACTGTTTTCTCGTTCGAAGCCCGGCGAGATCGCCGACTTCGACGAGTCACTGGAAATGCTTGTCGACTCCTATGCCAATCGCGACGCCATCCTGAAAGGGACCGGGAATTCCGGCAGCGGCACTCGCGAATCCAACGGCACGGGTGGCGGCAAGTCGATGAGCCGCACGGCGTTCGAAGCACTCGATCCGGGCGGCAAGGCGAAGGCGATGGCCGATAAGGTCGCGCTGGTCGACTAGTCGAGCCAACCCCAGCATCGTCCGGTAACGATGCTGCTGACGTGCGTTTGACTTACGTTGAACATAGCGCCGATTTCTGTCTGCGGTCTTGTTCCGGCCAATTCTCGAATGCGGAGAACGTCGGCTTCTGTCAGTTTGTGAGACCCTTGGCGTTCACCGCGGTTCGTAGTTCCGTGTTCGATTTTGTCGGCGTGATTACGAACCGCCGTCGCCCAATAGAGATGTTGCGGATTGACGCACGCCAAGTGTCCTTTGCCGCAGGAATGCGCGGCTTCGTATTTCGGTGGACAAGGACCGTGTGCCAGTTCGCACATCATGTGAGATGCGGTGGTCAGACGACCATTGTCGAAACGATGGACGCGACCATAGCCATCGTCTCCGACGTGGAACGGCCACGTCAGACAGTCGGATGACTGAAATTTGACGTGAGCAAGGAGCCAGTCCTTAGCCGGACTTGCGACTTTGTCGACGCGATGCGGATCGCCGTGCTTTTTCCAACGCTGATAGTGCATTGAGCACATTCCGCGTTTGCCGTTCGCGGCATGAGCAGCGTCGTTCGAGCAGTCGGATACCAAGCAAGGTTTGCTCATGGGGAAACCTGTGAGTCGCTACGGCCCAGGTTTGCGGATGCAACGGGGCGCTCGGATCGGATGATCCACTTACAATACACCTCCGTTCATCACTGTCAACCCTGAAAGGGAAATAAATGGCTTCAAGCAACACTTTGACTGGCATCATCCCGGTCGTCTACGAGGCTCTGAACGTCGTTTCGCGTGAGATGGTCGGCATCATCCCGGCCTGCAAGCGCGATGCGTCCGCCGAACGCGCCGCCGTTGGTCAGACCGTCCGCTCGCCGGTCGGCACCGCCGGCCCGCTGGAAGACATTGTGCCCGGCCAGCTCCCCGCGAATACGGGCGGCACCACGGTCGGCTACAAGGACATCGTCATCACCAAGTCCAAGGCTTCGCCGGTCCTGTGGTCCGGTGAGGAGCAGTTGTCCATCGGCAGTTCGCTGAACCCGGTCATGGTCGACCAGTTCGCCGAGGCGATGCGTAACCTGACGAACGCGATCGAGGCCGACCTGGCCCTGACCGCCGTCACTCACGCCTCGCGCGCCTACGGCACCGCCGGCACCGCGCCGTTCGGCACCGCCGGCGATCTGTCGGACACCGCTGGCGTTCTCCAGATCCTGGAAGCCAACGGCGCCCCGAAGTCGGACCTGCAGCTCGCGCTCGGTTCGGCTGCGATGGCGAACCTCCGCGGCAAGCAGAACGTCTTGTTCAAGGTGAACGAGGCGGGTTCGTCCGACATGCTGCGCAACGGCATGACCGACCGACTGCAGGGCTTCGCGCTCCGCAACTCGGGCGGTTTCGTTTCGCACACTGCCGGCACGGGCAGCGGCTACCTCGTGAACAACGCGGCGGCTGCGGTCGGTGACACCGTGATTCCGGTCGACACCGGCACGGGCACGATCCTGGCGGGCGACGTCATCACGATCGCGGGCGACACCCACAAGTATGTGGTCGTCGGCGCGCTGTCGGGTGGCAACGTCACGATCGCCAAGCCGGGCCTGCTCACCGCGGTCGCCGACAATTCGGCGGTCACGGTCGGCTCGGCCTACTCGCCGAACGTGGCGTTCGCGCGCACTGCGCTCATTCTTGCGGCTCGCGCCCCGGCGCTTCCGCAGGGTGGCGACATGGCGGTCGATCGCACCACGATCACCGACCCGATCACCGGCCTCGTGTTCGAACTGGCGCTCTACAAGATGTATCGCCAGGTCAAATACGAAGTGTCGATGGCGTGGGGCACCGCGTCGTCCAAGGACGAGCACATCGTTACGCTGCTCGGCTAACGGTTGATAATACTCCGGGCCGCCGTATTGTGCGACGGCCCGGTTCCTCTTAACGCGGAGCCGAGTCGATGACGGACAAGACGTTTAACTCCAATGTTGCTGGTGCGACGGACAAACTCGTCGACATGGGCGACGGGACGTTCGCGCATCGGGTGGCTGTTGTTGCCCAAGGCTTTGCAGCAGTTGCATCCTTCGCCCGCCCGAATGACACCACGGCTTATACGGCCAACGATGTCGAAGGCGGTGCGCTTGAATTTGACGGAATCGGGCCATCGGCTGGCGGTCAGGTCATCATCACGACCGCAAAGCTTGAACAGGATGTTTCGGCCGTTCCCTCCGGCGAGACTAGCTTCCGACTCTACCTCTACAGTGTCACGCCTCCGAGCGCATATGCGGACAATGCGGCGTGGGATTTACTGTCCGGTGATCGGGCGTCGTTCGCAGGATATGTCGATCTTGGAACGCCCGTCGATCTCGGCTCGACCTGCTATGTCGAAACGAGCGGCATCAACAAGCAGGTCACGGTTCCTGCGGGCGGCAAGCTATTCGGCTATCTCGTGACGAACGGCGGCTATACGCCTTCGGCTCAGTCCGTGAAGAAGATCACCCTGCATTCGGTGGCCGTGTAATGCGGCCGGCGTTGAGGCAGATATTGTTGGGGTCCATCCCCGGTTGGGTCTCGGCCAAATACGGCTCGCTGGCACCTTTCGTCACCTTCGCCGCGCATGACGATGCCAGGCTCTACTGGGCCAAGGGTTACGGCAATCTTCCTGAGAGTGCCTGCTTCTCCAACACGCGCACCGGGACGCGCTGGTACCAGAACGCTTCGGGCGTCTACGTCTCAGCACCAAGCAACCAGACGCTGGTGATGCCGGATGGGAGCGGGGCACCGCTTCTGCAAAGCATCACCAACAAGTGCACGAACTACAACGCCAATCCGACCGATCTGACGAATATGGCTAAAGGCGGCGATGCTGCTGCTGTCTTGTCAGTTGTAGACGATACTGCAACATTACTAGCATCAGGTCTACAAAACATTGTCACGAGCGGTAAGGTTTATAAGCTCGATAATAGCCTTGGGACAATAGCAGCATATGCGTATTCCTCTGGAGGGACAGGCAACACAAACACGCACGTTTCTTCGGCTTTTGCGTATAAAGTGGGATCACCTCTTGTTTCCATATCGGGTACAGGCTCTTGGTCTGGTGTAGTAGTAGTTACAAGCACAACAAATTATCAACGCTACGGGGTTGCGGGTACACCCGGCTCAACTTCTGATCGATTGCAAATAACAGCGAATGCCGGGGGTGTAGTCTACTTCATCCTCAACTCCCTCGTGGAGAACTCCTTCGACATTCCCAGCCCAGTCGTCACTGCCGGTGCCTCTGCCTCGGTCGGGGCCGACATTCGGCAACTCATCGGGCCTGCGCTCGCGGCTGCACTGGCAGCGAAGGGAGCGTATGTCGAGACGAATGGGGTGGCGGGGGGTACCGGGCCGAGTATGCTCCGATGGAGCAATGTCGCTGGAAACGGTATGTTCTTCGGGGGTACTAATAAAACATCTATATACAATGGCACGACGCAGGTTGACGCCACTATTGGCGGTTCTGGAATATGGTCTGGAATTACTAAATCAGCATTCAAATTTGATGCTGCCTCGTTTGGTGCCGTGGCAAACGGTGGCACACCGTCATATTCGGCTACAAGTTGGGGTTCGGTTACGTATCCCGCCTACCACGGCAACCGCGCAGCAGGTGATCGCGCCCTCAACGGCCTCGCCCGCAAGTTCGCCTTCCTTTCCGTCGATCCGACCACCACAGCGGGGCTCACGTCATGACGCCTCTCTACAAGTTCACCGACGAGGCCAGCGCCAAGTCCGACCCTGCCGTTGGTGCCTTCTTCATCGTGGATACCGATGCGGGCGCATGGCGGGCCGATGTGTGCATCCCGAACGTACAGGTCTGGGACCCATCGCAGGACACGACCGCCGGCGACGGCACCGTGACGCACAGCTATCAGGCCGGCTTCTGGTTCATCCGGATTGCCGGCCCCGCGCTGAATACCGGGGCGCTCTATGCGCTTCCGAGCGAGTGGGTGGCGCAGCCGGACTTTGCGGGGGCGCAGTGAGGACGCTGCTTGCTATGTCGCTCGTGTCGATCCTCGCACCCCCTGCGAACATGTTGCCGTACACGGGGCCTTTGGTGCGGATCGAGCGGCCACTGTGGCAAACCGGACAGATATGCAGATCGCTTGGCATCGAGACGGATCGCACGATCTACGGCTGTCAGGTATGGGGTCAAGGAGGCTGTCTTGAGATCATCGCCTCCGGCCAGCAACGTGAACAGGTTATCCGCCACGAGGATGCCCACTGTAACGGCTGGCGGCATGGCTGACGCCCTCTCCATCAACTTCGCCCTCTGGGGCATGATCGGATGCGCGGTGCCGTCAGCGTCACAAATACCTTACACAAAACTAGGAGCCTCGATGCCCACAGTTCCGATGACCCACATGGATACCGGCAAGACTGCGGATGTTCACCCCGATGAGGTGGTGAATTGGCGCAGCCACGGCTGGCGCGAGTCGGCCCCGGTGCCGCCCCCGCCTCCACCTCCGCCGGCACCGCCGAAGCAGCGCGAGACGTTGACAATCCCCCGCAAGGGTGTATAGTGCTCTTGTTCGTTGCTTCCCTCCCTGCCACCTCTGCCCCGGCGGTCACGTTGCGTCTGTAACCGCCGGGGCGCTTTTGTATTGCAGTGCCCATGTCGCCAGAGCGCGAACAACTCCTGGCGGAACTCAAGCAATTGATTCGGGACGCGATACTGGAGGAGCGCGAGCGGTGTGCGCAGGTCGCCGACGCCGCGCAGGCGAAAGAACTAGCCAAGTGGATTCGACATGGTGACGCTAGTCGTTGAAGACGGCACGGGTATGAGCACCGCCAACGCCATCGTGTCGTTGGCGTTCCTGAAAACGTATTGCAGCGACCGCGGCAAGGATATCTCCACATATTCTGACGATCAGCTAAGTGAAGCGATTGTCCGCGCCAGCCGGTTTCTGGTCGATGCTTTCGTTTATGACGGCCAGAAGGTTAACCGCCGGCTCCAGACCATGCCGTTTCCGCGGTATGCCGTGACGGATCGCGAAGGCTGGCCTGTTCTCCCCAACGAAATCCCCTACGAGTATCAATATGCTTGCTGCGAGGTTGCGCTCGTGGAAGCGGCAACGCCGTTCGCCATGAGTCCGGTCGTCACGCAGTCCGACATCGTCAATAGTGAGGCCATCGGCCCCATTCGTGTCGAATATGCGCTGTTGTTCACTGACCCCTCGGATTACCGACCGGTGCTCGCCGTGGTGCAAGACTTGCTATGGCCGTTCCTGTCGTCAAAGGGCCTGCCCAACCGACTGACCGGCGAAGCGATCCGTGTCTAGTTTCGACTACACGAAGTCCGCCGCGACCGCCACGCGCCTCATTGGCAGGTTTGGGGCTGTCGGCGCCATTCGCCGCTCGGCAACGACCGGCGGCAATGCGTGGGATCCTTCGTCGGGCACCACGACCACGACCGACTATCCCGCGACGATGGTGGTGACCGACTACGCCCAAAAGGACGTCAACGGTACTGTCATCCTCGCCACGGACAAAAAGGTGCTCGTGGCACCGGGTGTTGCCGTGGTGCCAGGCGTCACCGATACGCTCGTGACGCCGGACGGCGCGACCTTGAACATTGTCAACGTGAATCCGCTGAAACCGGCCGGCACCGTGGTCATGTACGAGATTCAGGCGAGGACGGTGTAATGCCCATCGCAATAGGCAGAAAGGCGTTTGCCGCGATATGCGCCGTCGAAGGTTTAGTGCTTTCAGACGACGCTATCGCTCGTCAGCGCGAGTTTGACGACCTGAACCTGTCAAACAACGAGAGGCGTCGTCGCATTCTCAAACATTATCGGAACATCCGATGTCCACACTGATTTCAGCCCACACGAACGGTGACCCGTTGTACCCCGGATACATCAATTTCACGCGGGAGGATGACGGAACCGTTTCTGTCTATCTGCGTGGAAATCCGGAAACTGTGGCAGGCAGATATATTTGCGGCTACGCGCGCGACAAGGGACAGCCGGGGCGCTGTACTCCGGGCGACGATCACTGCAACAACTATTGCAACATGGCTCCGCAAAAAGGGTCGATGCAGGACGCTCCGCGCGATTGTAGTCACGTCAAAGCGGGCGCGAGTACGAAACTCACGCTGTCCGCAGAGGCATACGACGCGTTATTGGCCGAGTTGCTTGGCCTCGTCGGCGGCTAGGCTATGGCGGGCACACTCGACCTCGAACGCCTCGCCGACACATGGGAGCCGCAGATGAAAGCGGCGTTCCTAAGCGCGATCAAGGACAAGATAAAGCGGATCGACATCAACGCGCTCGTGCGTCTGCTGGAAAATGGCGACGTGCCCGGCGCGCTGCGCTTGGTCGGCCTCGAACCGGCAAACTTTTCGGCGTTGGCGCTCGTCCACCAACAGATTTTCAATACGGGCGGGCTTGCGGTGGCCGCCGCGGCGCCGGCGATTGACCAAGCCGCCGGCTACGCGCTGCACGTCCTGTTCGACGTTCGCAACCCGCGCGCCGAGCAGATCATTCGCGACCTATCCGGCAACCTCATCACCGAGATTGTTGACGACCAGCGCGTTGCCATTCGCGGTGCTTTGGAACAGGGCCTTGTGGCCGGCAGTAACCCGCGGACGACTGCGCTCGATCTTATCGGCCGCATTGACCCCGTAACGCGCCAGCGCATCGGCGGCATCATCGGGCTGCACTCAAACCAGATTCAGTGGCTGGAAAACTACAAGGCCAAACTGGCGTCGACTGATCCGGCTGACCTGCGCGCGGCGCTCGATTACGGGCTGCGCGACAAGCGGTTCGACCGCGTTGTTCTGAAAGCTATCGAGGATGGCACGGCCGTTCCGGCGGACATGCAGGTCAAGGCCGGCGTGTCGTTTGCTAACCGTGCTTTGAAATGGCGCGGTGACAACATCGCCCGCACCGAAACGATGCAGGCGCTTGGTGCCGCGCAGACGGAGGCGTACCAGCAGGCGATCGACGACGGGAAAGTCGACGTCGAACTGATTACCCGATTCCCGGTGACGGCCGGCGATGATCGGGTGCGGCCGACGCATCGCGCAGTGCCGGGGATGAACTCCGACGGCCGCAAGTGGAACGAGCCATTTGCCACGCCGTTCGGGCCGCAGATGCATGCCCCGTACCCGTCACAAATAAACTGCCGCTGTTATGAGCGTGTGAAAATCGACTTCATCGGCAAGGCTGTGAATCAGTTCAAGGCGGAGGCGGTAGACGGTGGCGGACAGTAACTTCTCCGCACAGGTATCGGCGTGGGTCGCCAATTCGAAGGCGGCGGCGGAGGCTGTTTTCCACCAAGCCGCGCAGACTGTCGTCGAGGAGATGCAGAAGACGCGCGCCGAGGGCGGCAACATGCCGGTCGACACCGGCTTTTTGCGCGCATCGCTCATGGCGTCGAACGATTCGATGCCGACCATGCGCGACCCGAAACCAGCGAACGCCGCGGCGGGTTCTTTCGCCTACAGCGCGGATACCGTGAACCTGGTCATCAACGGGACGCCGCTTGGCGGCAAGGTCTACTGCGGCTATGTGGCGAATTACGCGAATTATGTTGAGATGGGGACTTCGAAAACGCCCGCTCGCCTTTTCGTGACGCTCGCCGCGCAACGGTGGCCGGAAATCGTCAAGAAGGCGGAGGAGGAATTGCTCCAGCGTGCGGGCGGTTCTGCATCTTAGCGACGAGCGCGATCTGGAGCGCGACCAAGGTCAGCCGAGCCGCATCGACGGTGGTCTGCCCGAACCCGGTCAACGCTCGCTCGTCGCCCAACGTCTCCAGCGACTTTTGAATTCGGTTGAAAATATCGAGGTCACTTAGCAATGAGCACGTCCATTGAGGGCAAGATCGTTGACGGCCTGATTACGCAGTTCGGCACGGTCACGTTGCCGAGCGGCACTCAGGTATCGTATCCGAACACGACGTTCACGCCTGACAGCACACATCCTTACGTCCGCCTCGTGGTGGCTAAGAACCAGCCAGTCTCGGGTCGACTCAGCGGCGGCCACGAGCCGATCCGCATGGGCATTCTGCTCGCCACGGTTTGCTGGCCCATTGGCCAAGGCATTGGCGCCGCGTCCGACCTCGCCAACAGCATCCGCAACGCGTTTGCCTTCGGCACCAAGTGGACCTACTCCGGAATCGAATTCCGCATCGTCGACGAGCCGATGGTTCAAGGTGACATCGTGTCCGGTGCGTATGACGAGATCCCCGTGGTCATCCCGTGGAAGGTGTATCCCTAACTGCGCGGCCACGGCTCGATAAAGGGGCGCTGAACGCCCCACGCTGCGAGGGTGCATAGCGACTGCGACTGCATGGTCTGCGCCGCGGCGGTGAAATCAATCGTCACGATGAACTGCGACCGGATGGTTTTCTTATCCTGCGGCCGAACGGTCAGCTCTTGCGCCTGCGAGGACGTGATCTGAAGCCCCGGCACCGCCGGAAGGTGCGCCGCCGCAGCCATGAGGCAGGTTGACCGGTCATCGGCCCACGCCGGCGCGCTCAGCAGACACAAGAGGATAATAAACCGTTTCATACCCCCATTATGGCCATTTTCCGGGCGCGCGGCAAGCCCCCTTGCATTATGCCTCGGGATGGTGTATTGTCAACCCATAGCCCGCCGTGATGGCGCGCGATCCCTTAGACGGAGTTGAATATGTCCGATCTTTTCCCCGTCGCAGGGGCGAAAATCTACATCGGCGGCGTGAAGGCCACGCAGTCTGCCGATTTCGCTGTCGCCGACTTCAACGGACAGAGTTGGGTCGAGGTCGACGGTTGGGAAACCTGTGGCCCGTTCGGCGATACCGCGAACCTCATCACCACGGCGCTCATCAATCGCGATCGTGACCTGAAGCAGAAGGGCACGAAGAACGCCGGCCAGATGAAGAACGTGTTTTCGTTCGTCAATGGCGATGCCGGTCAGGCGGCGCTCAAGGCGGCGCGTGACGCCAAGGACAACTACGCGTTCAAGGTCGTGTGGGACGACTCGCAGGGCACCAACGGCACCACGCATTTCTTCGTCGGCCTCGTGACCGACTACACCCACAACGGCGGCGGCCCGAACACGGTGCGCAACATCAACAGCACCGTCGAGATCAACAGCAACATCGCAGAACTGGCGGCGGCGTAACCATGGCGGACATCGCAATCACTGCCGCGAACGTAGCAGCGGGCACCGGAGCGAACGTCGATCGCTCCGGTGTCGCCGGCGCCACCATCACGCAGGGTCAGGCCGTCTACAAGGACGCCGCGACGAGCACCTACAAACTGTCCGACTCGAACGGCACCGGCACGCGCCAGGTCGACGGCTTCGCGCTCAACTCCGCCAGTTCCGGTCAGCCCATCGCCGTGGTCAAGGGCGGTGACACGACCATCGGCGGCACGCTGACCGCCGGCGTCCCCTACTTCCTGTCCGGCACGCCCGGCGCAATTTGTCCCGAGGCGGACGTCGTGACCGGGATGCAGAAGATCCAGGTCGGCATCGCGAAGTCGACCACGCTCCTGCACGTCTCGATCCAGGACACCGGCGTCACGCTCTAACCCCACAGGTGTTGTTTGGTTGATCTCTCCGAGTTTGATACGCTCGCGTCCACGCAGGAAGCCGGAATCGATATCGACATCAAAGGCCCGGATCGTCGCACCCCGCTCGGGTTTACGATCCGGGTTGCCGGTCCAGACAGCGATCGGCAGAAAGCGGCATATCGCGACATCACCAACGCCCGCCTCGCCGCCGAAGATGCCGCGCCCATGAGCGCCGCGGACATTGAAAAGAACATCGTCACCGTTCTCTCGCGCGCCACGATTTCGTGGACGCCGAACCCCAAGTTCGGTGGCGAGGAAAAGGAGTGCACGGTCGATAACGTCGCCGCCGTCTACAAGGCATACCCGTTCATTCTGGAACAGGTGCGTGCCAAGGCCGAGAACCGCGCGGCTTTTACCAAAGGCTCGGTCGCGCCCTCTGCCGAGCAATAGAGCAACGGCATTCGCGGATACCCGCAGCGGCCGAGAGGGTATGGCGAGCGTTCTGGCAAATTGAACGTCGCGGCCGTTCCGGCAACGGCTACTCCGCGCTTCCTATAAGCCACACCGAAATCGACGCCTGGTGCCGCCTGAGAAACGAGCGGCTTGCCACATGGGAACTGGACTTGCTCGACCTCATGGAGAGCAAGCGGCTGGATATGTTGAACAGTCCGCCAGAACCGACGCCCGAACCAATCACCCCCGCGCTTTTCAGGTCGATGTTTAGCCGCACATGAGCGACGCGACACTCGGAATCGTCATCGACTCATCCGGCGCCCAAAAGGCGACGGTTGACTTGGATAAGTTTGCCGCGTCCGCAGGCAAGGCCGAGTCCGCCGCGACCAAGATGGGCGGTAGTGCGTCGAGTGTTGCCGAGCGCGACCTTGGCAAAATGTCTGAAGTCCTTGGCGTATTGGAAGCGCGCGCCACGGGCATGGCCAGTAACTTCGGCATCATGGGTTCGCTGCTGACGGTCATGGGACCGGAGGGAATTGCTGCCGCAGCCGGTGTCGGTGCCATCGTCGTTGCGATCGACAAGATGATCGAGTCCGCTAACCGGATGGGCGAACTCGCCCAAAGTCTGACGAATATCGCCGATACTGCCGGCATCACGACCACGCAACTGCAGGGGTTGCAGATCGCAGGCGACCGCGTCGGCATTTCGTCGGAGATGATGACGCAAAGCCTGGACATGTTCACCGTGTCGGTTGAGCAGTTGCGACAGGGCACCGGCCCGCTCTACACCGAACTGAGCAAGATCAGTCCGACGCTTGTCAGTCAGTTGTCCGCGACCAAGGACACGACGACTGCGTGGAATTTGCTTGCGCAGGCATATCATAACGCCGACCAGGAACAGAAAAACATAATTGCCCGCTCGGCGAGCGGCGGTCGCAACGGCATTGCTGTCGGTCGCGTGCTCGACTCGACCGCTACGGCTGGCGGCATGAATGGGCTGGTGGATGGACTTAATCAGGCTGACATCCTGACGCAGCAGCAGGTCCAGCAATGGAACGATTTGAAAATCGAAATCGACGAAGCGTCGACTCTCGCCAAGAATAACTTTGCGTCGATATTTACGTCGGAAGTGCTGGAGGATGAGAAGCAGTTCTACGATACGTTGCTCGATATTTCGCGCACGCTGAAGGAGTGGTCCGGTAACGGGGTCTTTACGGCGATTGCAAACGCCTTCCGCATGGCGAGCGCAATCCCCGGCATGAACAACGTCCACGCGCCGACCGCCGCGTCGAAGATCAACGACATGGTCGGGCCGGTGCCGGCGTATCCGCCCGCTACGAGTGGATTGGATGCGCCTGCGCCTGGACCTACTGCGCAAGTTACCGCCGCTCAAGCCGCTGCGCTTGTCTCCGCACTCGGCTCCGGTGCCACGGTTGCCGACAAGCTAACCGCGTCCCTCAAGAAACTTGATGCCGAAAACGCGAACAACGCATTCGGTACGCAGGGTAGTACGGAAGCGATCAATAATTTTAATCGCGCCGTAAGCGCCGTCAATCTCGACGCGGCGATCCAGCAGATCGGCCTTTACGTTGGTGCGCTTGGCCCGCTCGCGACCATCTCCGACATGGTCACGCAGAAAATGGACCAGGTCGCCAAGGCGCAACAGCAAGGCGCCGGACTGACTGGCGCGCAGGTCGCCGCGATCCAGAAATACACTTACGAAACGCAGCTCGGCATCACGGCGATCGACAAGTCGGCCGACTCCTACACCATCCAGGCCGCCACGGTCGACATGGCGACGGGTAAGGCAGCCTCGTATGCCGCGGTGATGGCCAAGGTCTACGAGAACATCCGCCTTGGCCATCCTCTGACGCAACAGCAGACCGCCGATTTGCTGGCGTCTGCCGATGCAATGGGCAAGCAGGCGCAGGCAGCGGAGCGTGCGAACGTCAATTCGAGCATCAATTTTGGCAGGCAGACCGCGTTTCTAACGCCGGAAGACGTGCAGATCGCACAGCAGTTAAAGGGTCTGTACGGAAACGATGTTCCTGCCGCATTGGCCAGTTCGGAAGCGCAGGCGATCCGTCTGAATAATGCGTTCGCCGGCCTGGCTAACACCGCCCAAGACGCGCTGCACGGCTTCGCGACCGACATGCGGACCCAACTGCAGGCGGGCGCGACGGCGTGGCAAGCGTTTGAGACGGCCGGCTCCAATGCGCTGAACAAGATCGCCGACAAGTTGATGAACATGGCGATCGATAATCTGTGGGGCAAAGCCTTCGGCGGTGGCGGCGGCTTGCTTGGGTTGCTCGGAATTGGTGGCAGCGGTTCCGGCACCGGCTTCCAAGGCGCAACCGGTGACGCTGGCAATTTTCAATGGGCTTCCGCCAACGGCAATGTGTTCGCCGGTCGCGGTATCAGCGCCTATTCCGGTCAGATCGTCAGCAGCCCGACGCTGTTCTCCGCCGGTAACGGCCCGATGAAGTTCGCGGACGGTGCTGGTTTGATGGGCGAGGCTGGCCCGGAAGCGGTCATGCCGCTTACTCGCACCAAGAACGGCAAGCTCGGCGTCGCCACATCAAGCGGCAGCCAACCGACCGTGGTCAACGTCGCCCCGCAGTACGTGTTCAACAACGCCGACCCGAACGTCGAGGCGCGGTTGCGTCAGCAGATCGCACAGAGCGCGGCTGACACGCAGCAAAAGACCGTCGCCGCTGTCCAGAAGCTTAGCCAGAACTCGCCCGGCAATTACTTGCCGCCGAAACGGTAGCGATGACCACGATCTACGACTTTCCCGCCGCCTGGTACGATTGGGGACTTGCCGTCCCCGGTAAGTATCGGCTGCGCTCAATGTCGCAGGTTGCCAATCGCCCGTGGCAAGGCGCGGTAAGCATCAAGGGTCCGCACGCGCAGTTGTGGATGGTCGACATGACCACGGCGCCGCTGCAGGATCCCAATCGGCAAGACGCCGAGGCGTTCTTTTCGCGATTGCGCGGTCGCGCCGGACTGTTGCGCTTTGCCGACCCGACCAAGTTGGACTGCTGGTACAATCGCAACACAGCACCTGCAAGCAGCCGGTTCAGCGACGGCACGCTCTTTTCGGACAGCACAGGCTTCGTCGATGGGCTGATGCCGCCGACGGTCTACGTCGCGCAGGTCGCCGCCAAGGGCAGCCGCTATCTGGTCTTGAAAGGCTTTCCGGCCTCCGTGGTCAATGCGCTGCGCCGCGGCGATCCGCTGGAGATCAAGCCGAACGGAGTGCCGGCCGGTTTTCCGCACCGCTACCACGCGATGATCGGTGGCAATACGGACGCATCCGGTCAGATCGGTATTCAGATTGAACCCCCTTTGCGCGCCGGCGTGTCGGTCGGCGACACGGTTTCGTTACGCACCGCGGCGTCGGTGTTTCGGCTGACGACGGACGACTCGGGCGAAATGGAATTTGCAGCCGGATTCATGGGGTCGATTTCCTTTTCGCTCGTCGAGGCGCTGGATTTGGTGCCGTGAGTCGTCCCGTCACCGAGCGTATGGCGCAGGCGTTGAAGCAAGGCGCACCGCGCGTCCTGTTCGTTGAAGTCGATCACCCGAGCGGCACCGGCTATTTCTGCTCGAACGTCGGTTCGCTGACCTGGAATGGTCACACTTGGGTAGGCGTCGGGCCACTCGGCAGCGTGACGCCGGTCAAGCAGTCGAGCCAGATCGAAGCGCAGGACATCACGTTCGCGCTTAGCGGCGTTGACGCCGACATTCTGGCCAAGTTGGCAGACGACGTTCACAACCGCGCTGGCCTCGTGTGGCTCGGCTGCTTGGATGACAACGGCAATATCGTCGCCGATCCGGTGCAGTTGGTCGACTCCGAACTCGATACGCAATCGTTCGTGCTCGCCGACGATGGCACCGCGACCATCAACATCGTGGCGCACACAGGCTTTTACATCCTCGACCGCGCCGTCGAGGAAGCGTGGACGCCGGAGAATCAGCACTGGAAATTTCCGGGCGATACCGGCCTCGACATGATTCCGGCATTGGTGAACCAAAACTTGCAGTGGACCCCGACTTGACGCGAGCCGCCTTAGAGAAAGCAGTTTTGGCCGGCATGGATCGCGCCGGGCGATCGGTCATGCGTTGGGGCGTGGACGATTGCGCGCTGTGGGCTGCGGACATCGTCAAGGATGCGTTGGGATACGACCCGGTCGCTGCGTATAGGGGCCGGTATCACTCCCGCTTCGGCGCGCTGCGTTACATCTCCGCCAACGGCGGGATGCAGGGATTGCTCCAAGGCGCAGCGCGTCGGCACGGCTGGAAGCGTATCGACCCGCGATGGGCGAAGCCCGGCGACGTGGGGTTGGTGTGGACGATCACCGAAGGCGCGGCGGTTCAGGCCACCGCCATTTGCCGGGCGCGCGACTGGTTCGTTGCCCGCAACGAGCGCGGCTTTACAACGGTGCAGGCCGAGAACGTGCCGATTGCGTGGTCGGTGCTCAATGACGCAGAACAACCGCCGGTTCACGGACCCGCCATGAAGATGGGCGGCGTCGCACCGACTTACGCCGCGAATTACGATCCGGTCACCATCGGTGTTGCCATCTTGGCGGTGGTCGGCGTGACTGGCGCGTCTACATTCGTCGCTGGTGCAGTCGGTTTCGTGGCGCTTTCGGTTCTCTCTGTCGGCTTCTCGCTCGCGGCATCATTCCTCCAGCCGCACACAGGCTTGGGATCTCTTGGTAGCGATTCGTCGCTATCCAGCGGTAGCAGCGGCGTCCTCGGCGGTCAGAGTACGCAAGCGTCGGTGCAGGTCACCGAACGCCAGTCGCTTCCGTATAAGCGCATCATCGTTGGTAATGCCTACGTTGGCGGCGCGCTCTTTTTCGAACAGGTGACGCCGCCGTATCTGACGCACGGCATTTTGATTAATGACGGAGAAATTTCCGCCGTTCGCAGCATCACCATTGGCACCGACACGCTTCTATTTTCGGACCTGGCGCCGAACTCGATTCAAACGCCACTGTCTTCACCCGGACAGCCGAACTATCCCGGCAACATGCGGGTGTCGCTGCGATTCGGTGCTGTCGATCAAGACGCCGACCCGCTCATTTTGGCGCGGTATCCGAACGTCAGCCTCTCGCTAGTTTCGTTCGCCAACGCTTCCGTCATCGGTACGATGACCAATGGTGCTGCGGCGCTCAACGAAACGATCAAAGTCGCGCTGCAAAGCGCGTCCTACGAAGGCACCGGAAATCTGACCGCAGTAGTTGGCGCTGACCTCGGCTCCGGGCATTCGGTGACGGCTACCGGCTTCTGTGTGACAGCGCCAACCGACGCCGCCTTATCCAGTGCAAGTGTTATCGTCCGTTTGAGGGCTTCGAACGACAACTCGACGTGGACCGACCTTTACGTCAGCGTAGCCGCTAGCTATTCGGCGAACGCGGCTTTTACCGGCACATTCAGCAACTCCACAGCGTATCGCTATTACGAAGTCAGCATCGAGGAGCAGAACGGGGACGCCGGCACGCATTCGATCTTTGTGGCTAGTTTCACGCTTTACACCGGATCGTCGACCACGATTTTCCGCCAGCGCGGAATTGCCACGTATGTCGGCGAGTACAATTTCGGCGGCTCGACGCAAGATGCATTCAACGCCCTGTGGGGACAGGTTGCGCGCCCCGATCCGTACCTGTCGGTGGACGGGGTCAAGGTCTATGACCCGCGCGATCCGCAGCAACTGCTTGACGACGAAACGACGTGGAAGTGGTCCAATAACGCCTCTCTCGTGCAGGCGTGGTATCTGACGCGCGAATTCGGCGGTCGTATCCCGAAAGACAAGATCGATTGGGACCGCGTAGCAGACGCAGCCACATATGACGATGAACTGGTCGGCTGCGCAGATGGCACGCTTATCAAGCGATACACCATCGACGGCGCGATCATTCTGAACGAAAAGCCGTATAGCGTGCTGCCGCGACTGCTCAGTGCGAACCGCGGTTACGTGCTGATGAGCGGCGGCAAGGTGTGGGTTTCGTCGTCGCGGCCAAAGACGCCGACGTTCACCATTCACGACGGCATCATTGCCGGCGGGTTCACGTACCAGGCGGCGAAGGCCAAGCGCGACCTCATCAATCGCGCGCAAGTCGTCTTTGTGGCCGAGGAGCAGAATTACCAGACCGTCAACGGCCCGATCCTTGACCGCTACGATCTTCAGGCGACGGACGGAGAGGTTTTGCCGGGCACACTGTCGCTGGATTTCACCCGTGACTATCGCCGCGCCGAACGGTTGCTCAAGGCGTATGTCGACAGCTCGCGCCTTGGTAAAACGATCACCGTTCCCGTTGACGCGAACATTCTCGCAGTCGCGGCGGACGAACTCATCGGATCGGTTGGGACGTGGGATAGCCAACTATGGCCGATGGCGATCGGCAATTACATGGTGACGGGCGTCGGCTTCTCCGACGATTTTTCGACCGTAACCCTCGCCCTGACCGAATACGACGCCTCGATTGAATCCAACTGGAATCCGAGCGTGGACGAAAAGCCGTTCACGCTTGCTTCCGTGAATGTGGGTTGATAATACACCATGAGCAGCGCATTAGACACAGTCGCGGCATGGCCGGTCGGTAGCGCAGCCGACAAGGCGCTGCAGCGCACAGCCGTCACCAAGCGATTCATTTGGGTCTTCTCGGACACCGAGGATACGCAAAACTTTACTGTCGTCGATCCGGCCGACGGCACGCTGCCGCTCTACATCCAGTGGAAAGGCATTCTTTTCCAGTACGACTCGACCGACACCACGACCGCGCACGACGGCACTACTTGCGCGGTTACGGCGGACGCGAAGCGATACAAGGCCGTTGCCGCAATCCCCACGCCTTACGCTGTGCTCTCGACCACGACGACCACGCAGCCCGTGTCCCCCGTGAGTGGCGATACCTATTACATCCCGACCGCAGCGACCGGTGCCGATTGGGCGGGCAAGGATGGACAGATCGGCGTCTATCTCGCCCGCGGTTGGGTTTTCCAGGCGGTTCGCATCGGACAATTCGTCTACGACGAGTCCACCGACACCTATTACCACAAGACGTCGGGCGGAACGCTTACCGCCGGGTTCGGTTCGCAAGCTTTGACGACAGGGTCGGTGCTTCCGTCTGCCATGTCCGGCGGCGGTGCGAAAGTGCGCTGGATAATCGAGAATCAGACGACAAACGCGCCGCCGGTCTCTCCGACTGCAAACGTCGAGTACATCGTCGGCTCATCGCCGACCGGCGCGTGGGCTGGCAAGGCCGCACAGATCGCGCGCTACGAGAGCGGTGCGTGGGTCTACTACGTGCCGACGAACGGCTGGAAAGCGTACGACAAGGCGCAGAACGCGGACATCGTTTTCAACGGATCGTCGTGGAATAAGGCGTCCGGCGAATTTAAAATCAAATTCACACAATTTCTATCCACGGGTAATTTCGTCCACGACGCGAATTGCTTCGGCGTCAAAGTCTATCTGATCGGCGGCGGCGGCGGCGGCGGTGGCAGCAGTCCCGGCGGGTCGGGTGGACCGACAACCTTCGGCACGCATCTGACGGCTGAAGGCGGCCATGCGGGCGATGTCGCCGCCGCCGGCGCGGCCGGTGGCTTGACTACAGGCATGGAGGATTTCGGCTCCGCCGCAGGGTCCGGTACGAGCGGTGGTCATTCCGGCGGACCTTTCGGCTCTGCGGCTTCCCCCGGTCGCAATCTCGGTAGAGGCGGCAACGGCAGCGGCGGTGACGGCGCCGGTGCCGGCGGCTCCGGTGCCGGATGGGTCGACGTAGCCGATCTTTCGGCCACCGAGCCAGTGACGATTGGAATCGGCGGCACATCCCCTGTCGGCGGCAACGGCACGACAGGCGGCGCCTTCATCGAGGAATATATCCGCGTCTAGCGGTTGATAATACTCGTCTTTAGTGGAGAATATACGTGGCCACCGATCACCCCATCAATAGCGTTTTTGTCGACGGCACTGCCAACAGCAAGGCAGACGACCGGTCCTACTTCAAAGGCCGGGTGCGCCTGCGCGTGGCGAACGCTGACGAGGTGCGCAGTCACGACTACTCCGATGCCTTCGGCGTGGACATTGCAGGTCAGGGCTTCGACGCCGATCTGAGCGACACGACCACCGCGGACGACGGGTTGAGCTGCATCGTCGATTCGGTCGGCACGCGCTTCAAGCGCAACACGACCATTCCCGCCCCGACCGTTGGCAGCCTCGGCGGTGTGTTCTCCAGCGTCGCGGTGTCGCATCAGTTCCTGACCGGCGTCGGCACGGATGGCAATGTCACCCGCGCGCAGCCAGCCGTCGCCGATCTTTCGGACGGATCGAGCGGCACAGGTGCGGTCGTGCTCGTGACCGGCGCGACTCTGGTCACGCCCACCTTGGGCGTCGCGACTGCCACCTCGATCAATAAGGTCGCCATCACCGCGCCGGCGACGGGCGCGACGCTGACCATTCCCGACGGCGTGACGCTGACCGGCCCGGCCGCGTCCGGCACGGCGATGACGCTCGGTAACGTCGAGACGGTCACCGGCGCGAAGTCGTTCAACAGCGGCACCGTTATCCACAAAGGGTCCAGTTCCGGCACGACCACCGTGCAGGCTTCTGCAGCGGCGTCGGGCGTACTCACGCTTCCGGCGGCTACCGACACGCTGGTCGGCCGCGCTACGACCGATACGCTCACCAATAAGACGCTGACCGCTCCGACCATCAATGGCGGTACTGCAACAGGTCTGACGGGCCTCGCCATACGCAACGCCGGCACGGGCGCGTTCGACCTGACCGTGACTGCGAATGAGACCCTGACCGCCGGCCGCACACTCACTGTCAAGGTCAACGATGCCTCGCGCACGCTGAACATGGGCGGCGACATCACGACCGCGGCGGCATTCACCACTGCGGGTGCCAATGCTCTGACGCTCACGACCACAGGTGCTACGAACGTCACGCTGCCCGCCACGGGTACGCTCGCCACTCTGGCGGGTGCGGAATCGTTGACAAACAAGACCCTGGATAGCGCCACGAGCACGATGAAGCTCAATGGTTCGACCTATTCGACTGCGGCGACGCTCACGGCGTTGCTGCCGGGAATGGTTGGCGACGCCGGATCGGGCGGCACGAAGGGCCTAGCTCCTGCGCCAGGCGCAGGCGATTTCTCCGCCGGCAAGTATCTCGACGCGGGCGGCAACTGGTCCGTTCCTGCGACCAGTGGCGGTGGCGGGATGACGACCACCGAGCGCCAAGATTTCCTGCTCAATTATATCTATCAGGCAAAGCTTTTCGGCACCTATCGTCGTTCCGTCGGTTTGGTTGCCGATGGCTTCATGGACGCCGCTGGCATTGCCACGCTCACAAACGGCACGCGCACATCAACGAACGCGCAGACGAGTTATGTTGCGTCGACCCCGACATTGACGCGGTTTACGACGGCAACGCCATCGACGCCTCTTGGTGGCACGGCAGCGAACATCAACGATAATAACACCAGCACGAATATCTCGCTGACGACCATCGGCGATTTGAGTGCTGCCGGCATCAACTCGCGCATTATGGCGAAACTTGATCTTGGTGCCAATTACACTGTCACGCAGATTGAGGTGAAGCAACTCGCTCGTCCTGCTGGCCCCACCAACGGCATGGGACTTTATTATTCGACTGACGGAACGACCTGGACTGAACTCGGCTCAGACATCACCATTCCGTCATCGGTAACAGATTTTACGCGGACTGGTTCGGTTACCGCTCGGTACGTCGCGGCGGTCTTGTTACAGAACAACTACGGAACGTCCGCCGTTCAATTGTCGGACCTGAACGCATACACGTCACCGGTCAACGACATGACCATCGTGACGACGGCGCAGACTCCGACGAGCGCCGCGGCCAATGCTCGTGTGCTGGTCGAGTATGACAACACGGCAACGCCGACGCTCAACACCGATTTGACCGTCGAGGTGTCATGCAACGGCGGCACGAATTGGGCGTCGGCGACCTTGTCGAGCGCGGGCAATGGCCAGTCAGGCCGCAAAGTTGCCGAAACGGCTGACACAGCCTGTACCAGCGGGTCGTCGATACAAGCGCGCGTCAAGACGCTCAACGGCAAGATCATTCCGATCTACGGCGTTACGATTCAGTGGCACTAGCGCCAAAATTCGTGGCTGAGCGTGAGCGGACCGCGGCGGAGTCTAAATCCTGCCGCTTCAAGATGGGGGCGAGCGTGCCGTGCGCTCGCCTCGCGCCCGTCGAAAATGATGCGGCAGCGTGACGCTAGATGCGGCGATAGTTCGATAATGTCGCAGGTGACATCGGGCGTAGCGGGACCGTCAACATGCACAAAATCATAAGGTAAGATTGGCAAATTGATGTAGTGGGCGCCGTTGGCTGTCGCCTCCGCGCGGCGCTCAATCAACTCGATTCGTTCTAGCAGTTCGGGCGCGATGATGACGCGATGGTGCGCGGTCCATTCGGGGTTTTCCTCGACTGCCACGAACCGAGGCTGGTAGTCGGCAGCGACCGTCGCGGCGGCAATGACCGCACTGCTTAGTCCGGCACCAAGTTCGAGAATGTAACGGGGACGGGCGTAAAGGACGTGTTCGTAAAGAGCTAGATAATCTGCGATTCCGACCCCGGTCGCAGTCGCGCCAGACATGCTCTCGATGACGCGGATCATGTCGGGATATCGCCGCGCCTTGAGTCGCGCGACCCTGGCCAGAGCGGCGTGCAGGCAATCGATGGCTGTGCTTCTCAACATACCTCACCCTAGTCGCATCGGCCGACCTCCGCAACCAGTATTTAATCCTACGTTGACAATACTCCATAAGTGCGGTATTGTACGCGCATGGCCCCCATTCAGCAATGGCAAAAGGCACACCGCCTCTGGAGCGTCAGGGCTGCGGCGTTGAATGCCGTCCTGTCGGGCCTCTACGCGGTGTGGCCGGCGTTCCAGGATAGCCTTTCTTTCGGCTGGTTCGTGTCGGGTTCCATCGGCCTCTCGCTCGCCACCCTCGCTCTCCGCTTCGTCGCGCAGCCGGGGTGGGACGAATGAGCGTCGCCCGCAAGGCCGGCCTAGGCGCGACCGCCGCCACCCTCGCCGCCCTGCTTTATGGCCATTGGGAGGGAATGAATCTTGTTGCCGAACATCTCCCGTTCGATCCGGCGGGCGTGACCACGGTCTGCGGCGGCATCACCAATTACGACTGGCCGTGGCTAAAGCCCGGCATGAAATTTAGCCGCGCCAAGTGTACCGAAGAACTGGCCAAACTGGCGCCGCGTTACGCCGCCCCGCTGCAAGCCTGCATGCCGGGCTTCAACGAATTCCCGCCACACCGGCAAGCGGCTTTGATTAGCCTCGCCGTCAACATTGGGCCGGGTCGGGTGTGCAAGGGCCATTACGACAAGGCCGGCGTCTACCACCCCTCCATTGCCGATTATCTCAACAAGGGGCGCGTCGAGGCCGGCTGCAACGCCATCACCCAATACACCCGCGCCGCCGGTAAGGTTCTCAAGGGCCTCGTTAACCGCCGCACCGATCGCACTTGGGGCGAGCGGACGTGGTGCTTGAGGGAGGATTGAACAAATGGCCAGTCCCCTACTCGCGATGATCGGTGCAATCACGCTTTTCGTTCTCGGCGCCGGCGCGTTCATCAGCCTTGTCGTGTTGAGCGCGCAGGGGTTCTTGGCGCTGTTTCAACTGATGAGGCGCTGACATGCTCGCCATCCTGACCCACTACGCACTCGGCCTCGGCGCGATCACGCTCTGCGTCCTGCTATTCGTGTTCGCAACGGCGCTCGCTGCGTCGGCCACAACCGTTCCGCTGATCGGCCCGTGGCTCGGCCGCAACATCAACCACATTCGCGATTGGGCGCTCGTCGCCGCGGTCATCATCGGCGGGGCAACCGTCATTTATGGAATCGGAGTCCACGATGGAAAAGCATCTGTGCAAGCCAAGTGGGACAAAGCCGAACAGGCTGCGGTTCAACGCGGCACCGATGCGCACGCTGCTGCCGTGCGTAGCGTTGGCAAGTCTCCTGCTACTCCCGGCATGCGCGACCAGTACAACCGCGACAACTGACACCGCTGCGCAGTGCGCGGCGTGGCGGGCGATTACCTATTCGATGAAGCACGACACTAAAGCGACCGTCGAGCAAATCCGTATCCACAACGAAACCGGCCATCGTCTCGGCTGCTGGTAAAGGACACACAGTAATGCGCGAATTCAACAAGTGGCTGCTCCCCGTCCTCGTCGTGCTGGCGCTCCTTGCCGTCGTTGGCTACGCCCGCGCCGATGGCTGGAAGATCGCGGACATGAACCGGCAGATCGACCAGACGAACTTCCTGGTCAACAAGGGTTGTTCGGGAACGCTGATCGACACGAACCGCAACTATGTGTTGACCGCAGCGCATTGCGTCACTAGCCAATATGAGACGGTCGAAAAGGACAAGGTCGACAAAGACGGCAAGGTCACCAAAGAGAAGATCCAGATCGTCCGTCCCGGCACCGTCAGCCAGGAATACTACGCCGGCCCGAGCATCGTCCAGACGAACAGCTACGTCTATAAAGTCGTGGACACCGACAAGGCGCTCGATCTGGCGTTGCTCAAGGTCCAGACGAAGTTGCCCGCGACGCAGGCTGCCGTTCTGGCGTGCACCGATCCGATTCGCGGCGACACGGTCTACGCCGTCGGCAATTCCTATGCAGTGCTCTATTCGACCGTGACCAAGGGCATCGTGTCGAGTGTCGAGCGGTCGTATCGCGACCTACAACTCGCCGGCAGTCTTGGCGATCTTACGGACAACGGCGAGCACGGCCTTGTGCAGCACTCGGCACCCATCGCGCCCGGCAATTCTGGCGGTGCGCTCTATGACGGCTCGGGCGAGTTCGTCGGCGTGAACGTGCGCGGCACGGCTGCCGGCGGCTTCAGTTTCTCCGTGCCGCTGTCCGATATCAAGGCGTTCCTCAAGACGAACGGCGCTGCGGACCTGTTCGCGCGTTGCGGCGCGAAATGATACTCGACTGGACCACACTGGCGGCTATTTCCGTCGTACTTAGCGCCACGGTCGGCTTGGTGCGGTGGATCAATAGCGCGTTCGCGACGCGCGACAAGAAAATAGTCGAACTGGAAAAACATGTCGCGGTTCTACAGGCCAGTGACGCAGCTTTGAATAACGCGCTCGTCGCCGCCGAAGGGCGCACGGTGGTTGCGGTCGAAGGGATGCGCAGCGACGTGAAGCATATGTCGGAACGCCTGGACAATCTGTTCGAGCTTCTGACAAAGGACCGCGGCAATTAGGATGGCACAAGCCGGTCACACCGACGAACAGTGCCGAGCCGCCGCCGACCTATACCGAGAGTATGGGTCAGAGCGCGCCGCGGCTAAGGTATCGGGACTGGCTAGGTCCACTTTCCAAGGTCACCTTAAATCGGCCGCCGAGCGCGGGATGTTGCTAGACACGCCCGCTGCAATGCCGGGCTTCCGCATTGCGCGCGTCACCGATGGCCCCCGCGGCAAGTCGGTGGAGCAGCGCCCCGAGGCGGGTGAGACGTTTGCGGTGCCTGCGGGGCATAGCATCAAGGGCGTCTCCGCCCTGGTGGATCCCAACGGGCGGGAACTGGCAAAGTGGGTCAAGACGCGAGAGGACGCATCCCACACGGCGCACCTTGTTTCCGCGATCAAGCAAGAGTTCGAACAATACCGCGGCTTTGCCAAACTCGTCCCGCCGCCGAAAGATACGGACGCGGATCTGTGCAACTACTACCCGATCGTCGACCCGCATACCGGCATGATGGCCTTCGGGAAGGAAACGGGCGAGTCGAACGACCTGAAAATCGGCACGGCGCGAATCGAAAGCACTCTGCAGCGCCTTATCGGACTTTCGCCGGCCGCCGATACCGCTGTCATTATCAACACGGGTGATTTTTTCCACGCCGACGATCAGCGCAACGTTACGCCCGCCTCCGGTCACCAACTGGACGTCGATGGTCGAAGCCAGAAGGTGCGTTGGGTCGGCGTCAACACGCTGCGCACCACGATTGATTTCGCGCTGCAGCGGCACAAGAAAGTCATCGTCAAGAATCTGAAGGGTAACCACGACCCCGAGTCGGCGAGCTGGCTAAACATATCGCTCGGCATGTTCTACGAAAACGAGCCTCGCGTGGAGATTGATCCGGAGGACGGCAACAACGACCACTTTTTCCACTTGTTCGGCGTCAATTACATCGGTGCCACGCACGGGCACACCATGAAACCCGAGCGCATGTACATAATGATGGCGGAGGACCACCCCGAATACTGGAACGCATCGCTTTATCGCTGGTGCATCTTCGGCCACATCCACCACGAGACAAAAAAGGAAGTCGGCTCGCTCATCTGCGAGTCGTTTCGCCAGCCGGTGCCACGCGATTCGTTTGCACATAGTCACGGTTACCGCGCAGGCAGTTCGATGCAGTCGATCACGCTTCACCGGGACGGCGGCGAGATCGGGCGGAACAAGCAGAACTTCCCCCCTGTGCGCTCGACGACTTGACACGCCCCGCCCTTGGTGTATTGTCAACGCATCGGGGAGGATAGTATGCAATCACCGGGTCAACTGCACGACGCCGCCATTCTTGCCCAAGAGGAAGGCATCCGGTTCGAGTTGCAACTGATCCACTCCGAAATCACCGAAGCGATTGCCAAGTTCCTTGACGACCCAAGCACGGCAAACCTCCGCACCTTGAACGGCCATTGGGCGCACGGGACCAACATGATGAAGATCGCGGCGCGGAAGGCGCGGGCACATGCGTAGCCTCTGGTGCGCCATTTTCCACCGTCATCGCCACCAGATTGTAGCGCGGTCGCCTCGGTTTCGCATGCGCTGGATAATGTTCTGTCGACGATGTGGACGAATCTGGAATGTGTAACCCCGCGACCTGCACCAATGGCAGGTGCCGCGCCACGAATCAGTGCATCGACACAACGTCACAGGTCACAACGCGCCTGCGCGCAGCCATTCACCCGGAAAGCGCGGCGATCGCCCCGCAGACCACGGCACTCATTGAAGTCGCCAAGGAAGCGGCCGACCTGTTGGAGCGTTCGATTTGACCGCCCATTGCAGCACGTCGGGAAAGATGCCGAACCCGCCCGACGACGAGGTGAACCCTAAAACACTCGTCGGCGCCCGCAAGGTCGATTTGTCGCTGTTACCTTCGGCCGGGATCATTCACGGTGCACATGCGATGGTGGACGGTGCCACAAAGTACGGCCCGTACAACTGGCGCGAAAAGAAAGTGCCGGCGCGGACCTATATCGCCGCTGCGTATCGTCATCTCGCCGATTATCTTGACGGAGAGGAGTGCGCGCCCGATAGCGGCGTCCACCACCTCGGGCACGTCATTGGCTGTTGCGCCATCTTGCTCGACGCAATGGAGACGGGGAATCTAATTGACGATCGCCCGCTGCCTGGTGCCGCTTCGGCCATACTAAGTCGCCTCGAATCCGTCCTCCGTTCGCGCCTCCCTAATTCCTGATCGCTTGGCCATCGCCTCGACCACTAGGCGCACGCGCTCGGCGGTGTCCTCCATCCGCCGCGACTCGCGCACCAGCACCATCAATGCCCGCTCGTTGTACTCGTTTTGTTCACGCATACCTATTCTCCTATTGCGTAGGAACATAAGCTAACCGCGCCGAAAGGGCGAGTCAATGCCTGAAACATGGACATTCAACGCCGACCAAACCAGCGCGACCGTCACCGGCCGGACGCCCGTCTCACCGTGGAAAAAGATCAACCCCGTGTGGTGGTTCGGCAACGCTACTGAACAGACCGTCGACCAAGCCGACTGGTATCACCCCGAGTGGCCGCAGTGGCGGCGTTGGTTCACATGGAACGTCCTGCGCAATCCGCTCCAGAACTTCCGATGCTTCGTCGTCGGTGTGGCTGATAGAAACTACGCAGTCACCGGCCGCGCACCGGTCGGCACCATCCAGCGCAACGACCTGGGCGAGACGGGTTGGCAGTGGTGCGTGCTCCACGTCGGGATCCCGCTGCCGTTCGTGAGCTACAGCGGCAAGCGTGTCACGTGGTACGCGGGATGGCAGCCATCCGGTTTCGCCGGAATAAAACTGAACTGGTAAAGAAAAAGGCCGCATTTGCGCGGCCGAGTCGCCCACTCGCATCTCGGTTATGCCGCCACCTTCACACCGCGACGCATCGCGTGCGTGTTCACCAGCGTCTCAATCCGCTCTTTGACCTCGGACAGCTCGCGAGCCGCATCGAGTAGCGCCATCGCGATTCCGTCGTCGGTCTCATCCCCTGAATTCGGGCCTACCAAGGCCGCCCGCTCTGCCCCCGTTATTTGTTTCACGCTCCACCCGTTCGTTACATGTGTGCACTAACAACTACAACCTTAGTCAAAATTTATTCACCCGCAAGCAAAATTTGCTCACGGTCGGTTGAATTATAGTTCACAGGTTCCCGATTAAGTGTTAACAGCGACAAGCATTGAAAAACCGTGAATTTTCGCCATGTTGCGCGCCGAGAGTGACTCTTGGGGGTCGGTGCAAATGCAGACGATTAGGGCGATGTCGCCGCGCCAGGCGCGTGCGGCGCGTGCGGTACTGTCGCTCTCGGTGCGGCGGCTCGCCGACCGATCGGGCGTTTCAGACAGTTCTATCCGGCGCGTCGAGGAAGGACAGGCGAGTCTCGACCTGCGCGCACGCCTGCAAGGATACTACGAACGCGAGGGCGTGCACTTCACATTTTCGGGAAATAGCCGTGGAATTATCTGGGAGGAGTTTTAGGGGCGGCGGCGGTTAGCCCGACGCTACGAGAACCTACGGGAAACGAGCGCGGCGAACCGCCGAGTTAACCAATTGATTTTGCTATGGGCTGGCGCTCCCTAGGGGAGTAGCATGGTCGTTAGAAATCAATAACTTATTTAGCGGTTAGCCAGTCGGGTTAGCCAGTCGGGTTAGCCACGGCGGTTAGCCAGCTTTTCCATGCCGGCAGTGGCGAGCAATTTCTGTTCGGCCTCGCGCGTGTAGAGTTCCGCGTGCGCGATGTCGTCGTGACCAAGGATAGCCATGATCTCGCGGGTGCTGGCGCCGCTCTCCGCCAACATCTTGCCAAGCGTCTTACGGAGGCCGTGGAGCGTGCATCCCGCCGGGAGGCCCGCAAGGTGCGTCCATCGCTGCATTCGCATCCCGAGCGCCTTGGCGCTGAATGGCTGGCCATATTGAGTGATGAGGACGAACTCGCTTTGCCGGGGCGTCGCGTCGAACACCCGCTGAAGGTCGGCGAGCACCGGGATCCAAAGCGCCTTGTCGGTTTTCTTCTGGACGACGTTGGTGCCAGCCGTCTCGATGTCCGCCCACCGCACTTTCACGATGTCCGATCGGCGGTGCCCAAAGTAGAGCGCCAGCGCGTAAACAAGGCGCGGCGTAGAGCCGACCGGCCAGTGCTTTTCGAACTTGGTCCGGTGTTCCGCCGACCACGCTTTCCAGCCCTTGTACTCGGGGCGGAATTTTAGCCGGTGCGTCGGGTCGAACTCGATCCATCCCTGGTCAAGCGCCACGCCGATTAATTTGCGGATGACGCGCAGGAGATGTGCCGCAGCGTGCGGCGTGTCGGATTTACGGGCCAGGATAGCCTTGATGTGCCGACGCTGCAGATCGGCCACGGCGACGTCGCCGAACACGGTCGGGTCGTCGTCGGCGAAGGTCATGGTCAAGAATTTTTCGGCTATGGCCGTCTGCGATGTTTTGATGGCCGAACCGAGTTGCTTCCATTCAGGCGTGTCGGTGCGGAGAATGCGCCACGCGGCGCGCAACGACTTGGGTGAGGCGGCGGTCGGTAGGCGGCGGACCTGTGCCTTTTGAATCGGCTTGCCGGCGAGCGCGGCGGCGTATGCCGCCTCGAACTCAGGCTGGCCAGGTGCTCCCGGCAGTTGAACGGTTTTACTCGCGCGGCGAAATCGCCAGCGGCGTTTACCGTGGCGATCTTCGTAAGAGCCAGCGTAGGGATGATCTCCGCCCATTGTGCGCCATGTTACGACGCGGCAAGCATGCGGTCCAGCGGGTTGACCTTCATCTCGTCGGGCAGGTCAGAGAACGCCGCCTCGATGCGCAGGCGGTCCCAAACGACACGCCCGTCAATGCGTTTCGGCCGCGGCATGCGGCCATCCTTCACCATCTCGTCAAACTTAGTGGCGCCGACGCCGACATAGCGCGCCGCCTCGTCACGAGACAGACCGCGGGGCGCATATCCAAGGGTGTCGGTCACGCTGCCACCTGTAACCGCGCCCGCAATTGCTCCCACCGGGCCTGACCGGGCCACGGCTCGCGGGCGATGCGGTCCAGGGCGAGTGCAAAGTAGTCGCGGTCGCGCTCGATGCCGATGAAGTCGCGGCCGGTGCGCTTGGCGGCGACTCCAGTGGTGCCGCTGCCAAGGAAAGGGTCGAACACAACGTCGCCTGGATTCGACCACGAGACGATGTGGTCATGTGCGAGTTGTTCAGGGTAGATGGCTGGATGGACGTGCGCGGCTTTGTAATTTGTCCCGCCATTCTGGCACGAAATCAGCCACACATTCCCGCGCAGTTTATCATCCGCGACGATTCCGCCGATGTTTCTCGTTGAAAGATCGTCGCCATCTTGGCGCATCGAACCGGTTCGCTTCTTCCCGGCGTGTAGACTAGCCTCACGAATACCATTGAAAGAGTTGGGGCGACCTTTTGACCATATGAACATAAACTCAAACTTTTGTTCGTACCGATTGTGTGAGAGCGGCGGACCTTCTTTGTGATAAATCATTGTGTCGTGGAGATTGAACCCGCACTCCATCGCATGAAGCGCCTGCCGGAAACTGGTGCCCGTTTCGCTACCGTTGACCGTCGCGTCTCCGACCACCCAAACGACCACTCCGCCGTCCGTCGTGATGCGGTACAATTCTGCAATGATCGCTTGCCACTTGGCGGCGTTCCAATCGTTCAACGACCCGTTGTACGTCCGCAGATTGTCGTAAGGCGGACTGGTCACGGTCAGGTCCACCGACCCCGCCGGAAGCGAGCGCATCACGTCGAGGCAATCGCCTTGGTAGAGCCTCACCGCCGCACCATCCGAACCCGACCGACCGACCGACCACTATCAATATGCCCGCAGTCCCGAAAGGTGCAGCCGTCGCGCAAGCCCCACTTCGCCACCAAGTCCCGAACGTGGTACATCACCCGCACCGTTTTTCCCCATCCACGCTGCGCGAAGTCGCACGCCTCGCCGACGAAGTGCAGGCTGTGCGCCACATGGCTGTGCGAATAGGACAGGCAATGCACCGGCCCTTTGAAGCCGCGCGCCACCACGTCACGGATGAAACCTTGCATCTTGTCGGCAAGGTCACAGGCGATCGTGATGCGACCGGCAGCAGTCTCGGGGTGGCAGTAGCGGCTGTCCGCAATGTTGCCGTTGGCGTCCCTTGTTGGCCGGTGGACGCGGTGCCGGGCGTGGTGCTTGGCAGGCGCTACCAGGCGCGTCTCGTGACACCCGAACCGCCCGCACTCGATCGGGCTTGCATAAGCACCACTCATGGACAGCGCAATGACAGTCGCCACGAGCACGCAGACGGCGACCAAGGCGCGCAAGACAACATCGTGGCGAACGCGATAGGGGAAGATCATGCTGCTAAATCCCTCAGTTTGGCCACGTCGTCCGCGGCCATTTCGTAACCGACTTTCCAAAGTGTCTTAATCGCGATGCCGTGCGGCGCGAGCTTGCGGCGGATGGCGACCATCTGGACCTGCACCGTGTTCATCCCGACGGTCGTGTCCGAATCCGCGTAGAGGATCGAGAACAGCCGGTCGTGCGTGATGCGGCGGTGCTTGGCGATGGCCGATACGATCTCGGCCTCGCGCTTCGTCAGGTCCGCCACGCCGTAGAGTTCGTGAACGTCCCGCGTGCGATCCATCCGCATCTCGGAAATCAGGGCGTGCGCCTTGGCCAGTTCGTCTTGCAGACTGGCGATGCGGGCGTGGAGTGGGTCGCGGTTCATGCGCCGATACTACTCACCGGCCGTGTATTGTCAACCCCCAACCGCGGACAATTTGCTTGGCCTCGTCGAGCGAATAGGCCGTGGCCACCCGCGCCCCGGCGGCGACCAGGCGGGGGTGCAAATTGCGCTGGTCCTTGGAGAGCGAGCCGTCCGCCTTTTTCAGTTCCAAGCCGAACAATCCGCCGTGGAGAAAAAACAGATCGGGAATGCCTGGCTTGACGCCCATTTCTTTGAGGAACTTGCCTTCCAGCGCGCCGTCTTGCCCGCGGCGCCCATTGTTCGGCGTGTGCCACATGACCACGGTCGGCAAGAGCGCCGGTTCAGGACTCCATCGCTGCTCGGTTTTGCGGAAGATGCCTTCGGCCCAAATGACCACTGCGCGCTGGATTTGGAACTCGCTAGGCGCGGGCATTAGCCTCTCGTAATCTCTGATACCGCCGACTTTGTGCCGCACTCATTTTGGCTATGGTTTCGGGGGAGAATACCCTCCCCTTCATCCTTTCGCTCTGTCTGGCGCGCGCCTCCGGGGAACGATTCTTGGACGCAATCGACATTTTTACGCGAGTTTCCGCTGAGACGAATCGGCCTTTCATCGCTGCGCTAACCTTGGCGCGATGCTCGGCAGACAGTTTTCTACCTATCTGCCATGCACTGAGTTTCGCCAGTGTCTCCGGTGATCGATTCGCACTAGCGCGACCAATTCGCGCACGGGTTTCATCTGAGACGAACTTTCCCTTGTGCGCCGCTCCTATCTTGGCTCGATGCTCGTCCGACAGCACCGTTCCCATTTTGGACGCGCTCATCTTTGCGCGTGATTCTGGAGTGTGGACCAAGCCCGTCGGTCCCGCGCCACCATCCGACACGTTCACGGGTTCGCTATGACTCAAGATGCGCAGTACCCGTATCCAAAACCTTTCACGCGCGATCCAATCGCCATCTGCCGGAACAACTTCAACCACGTGGATGCGGATCAGGTCTCCGCACTCGTTTATTTTTCGTGATATTGCTCGGTCAGGATATTTACGGGCATTGTGTCTGTGCGCCTCGAATCGGCGCTTCGTATCCTGAACGGTCTTTCCGCAGTAGAACGGACGCCCCTCTGGACATTGGGCCAGCGTCTCGGGTCGAACGTCGTAAAGCCAATAAATGGTAGTGGGGAGAGGGTTAGTTCGGCGCGGCATAATATACGCATAGTACGCTTGTATAAGCGCATTGTCAACCTATAACGAGGCGCTTGGCCTGGTCAACGTACCAAGCATAATCGACGTTGCTAAAGTCAAAATCACGAGCCACCGAGCAATTCGCAACCTTGAACCCGGACTCGATGGCCATTTCGCGGATGACGTACTTGCTCTTGTTCGCCGTGTGGATCCTAGCGTCCCATACGCCCGGTCCCACCTCCGCGAGCACCCGCGCATACTCCCCGTCACTGATACCGTTGCGCCGTTTCCAATCCCCAACCCGCGCGCCCTTGACCGGCGGGCTGATCTTTTTCAGCTCCGCGCCGTTCACCGCCACGTAATAGCGCATGATCCGTTGCATCTCGCGCCCGCCCAACTCCAGCCGCGACGAGCGGTCCACCTTGGCGCGCAGCATGAAGTCGAACGGGTCGCGGTGGCTATAAATAAACCGCTCGATGTCGGTGCCGTTGACCATGTGGTCGACTGCGGCCTTCGTGGCGACGACGTTGGAAAAGTCCTTGTGCCACGCCGGCGGGCTGGCGTTCGTGATATCGTCGGGGAACTTATTCGGAAACCAAAAAGCCCCTTTTAGTTTGAGCGAGCCGTCGTGCTTCTCGGCCACGTATGAATTTACGTCCCGCAGCCACATGCGACGATAACGCACCTCCTCCAACTTTAGGCGAGTTTGCGCTTCCCACTCCGATCGCACCCTCTCCGCAACCGGTGCCATGACGCGGTGAATGCGATAGGTGATGCCGTCCGTATTCGCTTGCAGTATTTCCAGGCTTGGTACTTTCAACAGCCGTTCCGCCAGCATGCACAATAGGAGCTGTCCATTGATCGTAATAGACATCGTGAATTTCGAATCGTAGAACACCGAGAATTGGTTATT